GGCGGGACTGAAGGCCGATTTGATCACCGATCCAATCAAGGACTGCGAGTTCGTAAGCACCAACACGGGTGACGCTGGAGGGAGGGAGGCGGCGGTTAGACATGGGTGGTCCTGTGGTTGGTGGCCTGCCCCCGAGGGGGGTCGACCGGAGTGGTTTCAGTCGAGGGTGGAGTTGAGCCAATCGAAGAACTTGGACTTCGACATGGACTTCTTGCCCTTGAACATGGAGGCGAGATCAGCGAAGACGAGAGCAAGGGTGTCAGGGTCGTCTACGTTGTTGATCATGGCGTCAAGGGTCAGACTTGCAGCCTTGGAGCGTGAAATGCGCATGGTGGGTTCCGGTGGTGGTTGGTTGAGGGTCGTGGTTGCAACCCACACACATTATAACACGGCGTTACATAAATGCGCAAGTGTTCCGTCATTGTAACGGCTGGTCGAAGTAGGTAACGGTTGGCCGTTACGGCCAAGGCCCCCGTCCCACGGGCACTTTCGGCCACAGTAACGGCCCGGAGGGCGTAACGGCTGGACGCAGATCAGAAGCGACCCCCTGTTCTCCACCCCCTTCTGACTCTCTTATAAAAACAAATTATTCTTTATTTTAGAAAAGAACCGTTACACCGTTACAAAGCCGAAGGCCCCCGTCCCACGGGCACTTTCGGCGTAACGGCACCGTAACGGCTGGATGCACTGCACCCCACCCGGTAGTAAAGCGGTAGGCTCCGGATAGTAGGACCACCCCTCACCGGAGTCCCGTGATGGACTGTAGAAACTGCGGCGCTAAGCGCATCCCCACCAAGCAGACCGTGCCAGCGGATCGGCGTGAAGACGGGAGGGTCTGCCGCAAGCGGACCTGCAAACAGTGCGGGACTCACTTGATGACGCTGGAGATAGCCTCCGCTGACCTACGGGTGCTTGAACAGCAGGCGACCAACATCGCGTTCTCAGAAGGCGCGGGAGGCCCTCTTCCGACTTCCCCGACCGGAGTCCTCCTCGATATAGAGACGGAACTGGAAGACCTGCTACGGCCCAGCCTCGACGCCTTGAACGAAGTCCTGACCTCCGCCAAGGATCCCAACCGCACCAAGGTCGATACGGCACGCTGGCTGGTTGCAGACCGAAGGGAATACCGCAAGGCTTTAGCAGGCACCGACGGTGCGGATCAGTCTGGGGACCCAGCCATTGCAGAACTGGCTACGCTGCTGGCTCTGGTTCCCGACCTCGACGTGGCTGAATGACTGTCTGGATCCCGCCAGACATTCCCAAGGCGCTCCAACCGAAACTCAAGCACCTGTTGGGATCACGCGACCTGTTCTGTCGGATGCTTCCGGTCTACGACAAGACGATCCATAAGAACGTCCCACTCAATGCCTTCCCCGCACAGCGCAAGGTCTGGGAAGCCATGGACAGGTCCAACAGGGTCATCGTCCCCAAGGCTCGGCAAATGGGCGTGAGCGCAGGGATCAGGGCCTACCAGTTCCACAAGGCGTTCACGAGCCTCAACCCCGTCAAGTACGCCGTGCTGTCCTTCCATGCACGGTCAGCCACCAACCTACGGAAACTGGACCGCCAGTGGCTTGATGCCCTACCGGAAGCCTTGCAGCGTGACATGTCAGTGGACAGTGCCACCGACTCCCAGTTCGCGGATACCAGTGCAGGCTTTGCAGCGTTCACCACAGGTGGCCGAGGAGGCACCCGGTCCTTCTCCTTTACAGGTGCCCACCTCTCCGAGTTCGCCTTCTATCAGGATCCCGAAGAGGTCTTGGCTCAGGTCTTAGCCACCGTAGGCGACGGACCTGTGGTCATAGAGTCCACGGTCAACGCCCCCGGCGATGCCTTCCATAGACTGATCGAAGGCTCCCCCGAGAACGGCTGGGAGGTCGTCTTCCTGCCTTGGTACGAACACGCTGACTATGCCCATGAGACACCACCGGGCTTTGCCTGTACGTCGGCTGAACAGAAGATGAAGGCCGAGCACGGGATCACCGACGAGCAGGTCTTCTGGAGACGGACACAGGTAGCCACTCTGGGTGAGCACAAGTTCCGCCGTGAGTTCCCCGCCACCTTGGGTGAGTGCTTTATCGGGGTCACAAAGTCCGCGTACCTTCCGAGTGAAGCCCTCGCAGACATTGAGATGGTCCACTTCAACACGCCGTACCGTGAACTGGAGGAGCCCCACCTCGACGACTTCTACACCATCGGCGCTGACCCAGCAGGTGGCACAGGTGGTGACTATTCAGCCATGCAGGTCGTGTCAGCCATGTCCTACCAGCCGGTCTACAGTGAGCGGGACAATACCATCGCCCCGCATGAGTTTGCAGCACGCTTGGTAGAGGTCGCCACCCGGTACACCACCACGCATGGTCAGCCCTTGATCCTGTGCGAGAGCAACAACCATGGTCATGCAGTTCTCAGGGAACTTGAAAACCTTGGCTATAAAAACCTGTGGCGTGACGCCAACAGGAAGCCATGGGTGACCACCCACAAGTCTAAGATCGACGCCTACGACAACCTCCGTGAGTTCGTCACCAACGGCATGGTATTCCGGCTGGACCAGAGCACGTTGATCGAACTTCGGTCCCTCCAAATCATCAAGGTCAGCCCGGAGGCCCCTCCCGGCCTACACGACGACCTTGCCATGAGCCTTGCCTTAGCCTACCGAGCCTTACGGGACGTGCCAGCGTCCAAGCGTAGAGAAGCGGTAGGCACCCGTATGCAAGGCATTATGAGCAATGTGAGGGCTCGCAAGACACGCGCCCGCCGCCTCCCTTGGAACGTAAATAGGTAGCCCCCAATGATTAAAGCCCACGAAGTCCGTTCTATCTACGATGGTCACTGCCAGTATTGGCGTGATCTCAGACCCGAAATGCGGAGACTCCGCAACCTCTACATGATGCGTTTCTGGGATCGTGCAGAGCAAGAGCAGCAAATCACGGTCGAGACCAGCCGTGGCTATGAGCTTATCGAGTCCTTCGTAGCCAGCCTGTTCACCCGTGATCCCAGCGTCATTGTGAGTCCTGACCTTAGAGGACGTGGAGACAGCGCTGTGACCCAGGCGGTCTGCAATGACTTCTTGGTACGAGCAAGGGACGCAGCAGAGCAAGCCACCCGCCTTGGCCTGATCTACCCATGCTCCTTCTTGAAAATGGCACCCATCCCAGGACCGGATCCCTTGCAGCGTGTAGATGTCGAGGCCGTAGCGCCTTGGGACATTATCGTGGATGCAGCGGCCTCCTCTTGGAAGAACCAACGGTACGTCGGTCACCGCTACCTGATCCCCCTTGAAGAAGCCAAGCAGCGCTATGGCAACAAGAAGTACGCACCCCGGTCCTTCCATCGGTTCCTCGACGACGACACCGAGAACGCCAGCCTCTACTCGGTCACCCGCAACGAAGCCCGTGGAGGCCCCAACAACTCCACCGAAGGACGTGCCCTGCCCTCCGACAGTGAGGTAGAGCAGTTCATCGAGGTGGTTGAGTTCTACGACCTGACCCCCGGAAGCGATGCACTTGTGGTCTGGAGCCCTGACTACGCCAATGGAGACAAGTATCTATACAAGGGCGTCAAGGTACAGGTCGGCTCAAGCCTCGACACCGAAGCCGAGAACGTAGACGAAGGACAGACCGACGAGGAGATCGAGGCTGAGTCCATCACCTATACGGGGATCCCATACCGGACGGCCTCCGGTCGGATCACACCACCGATCGTGCCCATGTACTTCACGACGGATCCCAACGTGCCCATGCGCGGCTATAGCGCTTTGCGTCGTGCAGCCGACTACTGCACTGAGACCAACATCATTAGAACTTTTCAGGCTAATGCTATCCGCAAGTGCGCCCGTCAATGGTTCGCTGAGAAGGGTCTGTTGACCCCAGACGATGCAGCCAAGCTGGCCCAAGGCATTGACGGTGAAGTCATTGAGGTTGAACTGAGCACAGGACAGACCTTGGCAGGTTCCTTCATGCCAGTCCCTCACTCTCCGACACCACCTGAGTTGGAGATGTATATCCGCCAAGTGGACTCCGACTTTGCCCGTGGGTCAATCATGGCACCCTTCACCCGTGGCGAAGCCACAAGGGCCACTGCTACCGAGGTCACTGCTCTTGCGGCGTACACGTCCAGTGAGGTAGGTCGCCATGCTCGGACACGGGACGCAGCCGTCGCCGATCTCGCTCGGGTCTACTCGGTCATGCTGAGTCTGATCCTTGGGGATGCAACGGAGCCCTTGTTCCTTGGTCAGTCCCCAACCCTGTTGACCTCCAATGATCTCATCGCAGACTTCCGCTTCCATGCCACGGACACCGGAAGCACAGCCATGGGAGACGCCGCCAAGCGTCGGTCTATCGTTGATCTCACCCAACTCCTGACCAACCTTGGGGTCAGCCCACAGGCTATCCGCGAAGAGATCGTCCGTCTCTATGATCTCCCCGAGTCCTTCTTGAGTGCCGAGCAAGGTGGAGCCGATCCTACGGGTGAAGAAGGCCCACCACCTGTAGCCCCTGCAACTGCTCCTGAGTCTCTTGAGCAGGCCGTAGCAGGAGGTGGGGTCAGCCCCGCTACCATCCAGCCTATGCTTCCCGGAGGTGTTTGATGCCCTTGTACACAAGGCACTGTGGGACTTGCCCCACCCTGTTCGTCGTGCTGTCCAAGATGGACGAGCGTAATGACCCAGTACCTTGCGAGTCATGCGGAGCCAATACCTACAGAGAGGTAGACCTCCCTGCGTATACGCCAAGCGGTTGGGGTGACTCCCGATGGTCTGGTCGCTTTGACAAGGGACTTGGGATCACGCTCCAGTCCAAAGCACACCGGGATCAGGTCATGGCCGAGCGCGGTCTGGTCGAGGACACTGTGCCCGACCAACTCAACCGGCTTGACGCTGTAGTCTCCCAAGCCTCCGAGCACGAGGCCACCATGGCTCGCTTTCAGTCTGAGCTTACCAAAGCAGACGGTGAGCGCGGGCTGGCTATCGCCAACACTTTCCCTTCACAGTAAAAAGTTTTCAGTAAAAAGAGGTTCCCCATGGAAGACAAAGAGATCGAGATCGCCATCCTTGGCCCAGCAACCGAAGCCGAAGGCATGATGGATGACATGTTCGCGCAGTCCGCCCCCAAGGGTCGGTTCAGCAAGACCGTGATGAACGCCTTGGTGCGTGCCTACCAGAGCGCCCAGAAGGCCATGGACTTCGGAGAGGGAGACATGTATCCCGAGTTCACCGAGGACATTACCGAGTTCCCCGCTGAGTTCGTCCGTGGACTGGCTATGCTCGCGTCCGCTGCTGAGGACTATGGCCAGCCAGACGTGATCCTGCTTGACGGGATCACGGGAGACGAAGACGTAGCCCGCCTTGCTGCCAAGATCGAAGCACTGCTTGCCGACGCTGACTTCCTGGCGTTCCTCGACTCCCCCATGGAAGAAGAGGGCCAGTCCGAAGACTATGGCAACGAGAACCCTATGGGTGCTGAAATGATGGACGACGACATGGACAACATGTTCGCCGAACGCGCCTAATCCCCAAACCAACAACAGAGGTGAAGCCATGAGCGAAACCCCGAGCACGCCCGCAACGGGCCTCGGAGAGAGCCGTCCTGCTCTCAACGCCCCAACCCCTACCGGTGGAGTCACGAGCCGCCTAAGAGCCCGTGACGCCACCGAGAGGGCTATCACTGATCAAGCCAACGAACAGGCCGACGCCAAACAAGCCGTAGTGGATGCAGTCGAGAACAAGGAGACGGAACGCAAGGCAGGTCTGTCTTGGGATGATTCCATTCGTGAGATGGAGGAGGCCGCACCCCACCTTGCCAAGATGGCCCGTGAACTACGTGCCGACTACACCCGTAAGACCCAGAGCCTCTCGACCGAGAAGAAGCGTCTCGCCGCAGACAAGGAAGCCCTGCTCAAGTCCGGTACGCTTGACGCCCTACGTGCAAAGGCCAACGAAGACGTAGGGGAACTCAACCCCTTTGACGAGGGATCTATCAGCGCCCGCATTGAGCGTGAGGTAGCCCGTAGGCTGGCTGAGGCATTGGAGCCTATGGAGCGTGAGCACCAGCAGGCCGCCGCCCGCACCAAGTACGAAGGCTTCCTCGACAAGCATCCTGATCTCAGCACGGACAAGGAGACTCGCAAAGAGGTCTTTGAAGCCCTCAAGAAGAACCCCGGTCTTGATCTCCAGTCTGCTTACTACGCTGTACGAGGCCGTCGGGCATCCAGTCTGGACACACAGCGGGCTGCAACCAAGAAGGCCGAGCAGAAGGCTGCACGAGCCGCCGCCCTTACTGCCACCGGACAGGGACGCCGAGCAGGCACCCCGACCATTAGCAAGACCGACGCCAAGGGGATGAGCGCTTGGGACATTTACCAGAACCTAAAGCGTGCTCAGTCCCGCTGATAGAAACGGTAGTAGAGCGGTAGACTACGCAATATGAGGACTCCTCGGAGCACCCCTCATGGACCGGACGTTGGCCCCCTCCCAGAGGGACACGCTCTGCTGACCGGGAACACCCCCCTTCATCATTAGTTTGTCCTCAACAGGAGACAAAACATGCCCACTACTTCCGGCGTTCAGGCAGACATTCTCGCCTCGACCCTCCGTATCCTGCGCGACAAGGAGGTTGACTCGACCTTCCGCGCCATCGCCCTCCTCGACGCTTGCGACCGTGCAGGCAATATCGTTCGCGAAAGCGGCGGTTCCTACGTGGACGTTCCCCTCGTCCTGACCGACCACAGCCAAGTGACCCAGTTGTCCAGCGGCTACGAGTCGGTCAACCTTGCCGTATCCGACGTGATGCGTACCGGTACTTCCTCTTGGTGCGATGCGGTAGCTCCCATCGTGATCACCAAGAAGGAAGAACTCTCCAACAAGGGTGAGCGGGCCATTATCCGTATCGCTGAGACCCGCATGAAGCAGGTCATGGGGATGCTTCGCCGTGAGATCAACAAGCAGATCGTTGCCGGTAACAGCACGATCCTGACCGACCTCAACACCTTGAACGGTGCTGTGGCTGGCGGCTTCCTTCACGCTGCAGCCTTCGGGGCCCAGACGGGCACCGTGCAGGGCGTGGCCAAGGCTTCCTTCCCTGAGTCCTACCAGAACCAGTTCATCGACGCGGGCGGAACCCTCTCCATCGCTGCGATGCAGGAGCTTCTGATCCAGACCAAGGTGTTTGGTCCCGAAGGCGACGTGGATATTGTCCTCGCCAGCCCCGAGTCCTACGCCGCTTACCGTAACCTTCTGGAAGACAACGAGCGCTACACCAGCATCCAAGAGATGCAGGACATGAGTGGCCGTCTGGCCCTCGTCTTCGGTGGCTCCCCTGTCTACATTGAGCCCCAGTTGTCCGGTGTCAACGGATCCGACGGCAACCCTCTGAGTCAGTACTTCTTGAACAGTGACCTGTTCAACCTGTACACCGACGACGATGCGTTCTTTGAGGTTGAACCTTTGGAGAGCATCCCCGGATACGCTTCCATGGCAGCCAACATCATCGTCCGTATGCAGTTGACCGCCAGCAACCTGTCCGGTCACGGCATTCTCACCGACGGCAACGCGTAAGCGTAAGGAGGCCACTCATGGCTACATCTACTCTCATTCAGAAGCTTGATTCCGGTGCCGAGTTCGGTGCTGCAACTTCCAACCGGTCGCAGACCGAAGCGTACCTTGCGGGCGCAGCAGTCGCCGCTGGCGATTGGGTCATGTTTGATTCCAGTCAGGCCGGTGCAGACCGCACCTTGTTCGTGATCCAGGCCGGTGCAGGAGTTGCTACTGGCGCTCCTGTCGTCGGTGTTGCATTGAACGCTGCTACCGCCGCTGGACAGCGTGTCAACGTCTGTGTCGCTGGCTATGTAGACGCTGCTGCAATCCAGACGGGTGTCGTCGCTGACACCCCGCTCTGTGTCGACACGACCGCAGGTCGGGCCAATGCAGCCGCAGCCGCCAACATTATCATCTGTGGGGTCGCCCTCGGGCTCGCAGCCGCTAATGTCGGTCCTGCCTATGTGTACAAGCGCGTTTGATTTACGGGGGCGCACATAGCGCCCCCACTGGCCCCTTACCTTGTGGTTCCTCTTATTGAGGGGGCCAAGGTAAGGGGCCTTGTTCTATGCCCCCCAGCGGTCAGGGAGACTCAGTGAACCTGTCGGATCTCAAGCAGTACGTCGGCAACGTGATCGACTACGATCCCACGGCAAACCCGACCTACTCGGATCAGCTTGGTCGTATTATCAGTGACGCCTACGAGCGCATTTACACTGAAAAGCCTTGGACCTTCTGTCAGAAGGAAGCCGAGATTGAAGCACGCCCCGACGTGACTGGGATCACCATAGGGGTGACCAACGGGTCTTCTGCCATAGCCACAGGCGGAGTGCTTGATTCCACCATGGACGGTGAGATCATAGAGCTTGATGGTGTTGAATACACCATTGCCTACGTCAAGGACGCTACGGTCGCGTACCTCACCGTGGACTACCTTGGAGCCACAGCCGCCGCCGCTGTAGCCAAGGTCATCTTCCGATACCTGACCCTCCCAGCGGACTGCGTGACGGTGATGAATGTCAGCCACCGGTCTAACTCTATCACCCCGGAAGACCCCGGCATGATGGCAGCACTGACCCGGTACGAGGACGAGTTCTACAACCTCCCTCTGGGTGAGACAGGCGTACCTCGGTACTGGCTTCCCCATGACCCCCTGTACATCGCCCCGCCTTCCAGACCACCTGTTGTGGCGACCCGAGCAGTAGCCCTCAAGGGGGACCGGACCATTGAGCTTGCTGTTGCCCATGAGTGGGGAGGGAACAGTTCAGGACTGAGCCCCACCTTGATCACGACCCTCACGGCCAACGAGGACGTGGACTGGTCGGTCGGCACCATCCCCAACGAGACGGGCTACCTTCGGGTCATCTACCTGCGCTTCCCCAATGACGGGTTCAAGGCTTGGTACAAGCGCACTGACCTCACCGGATCACCGACCAGTATCAACCCAACAGGTATCGGCACGCTGAACCTTGATACCTCTACAGGTGTAGGCGCAGTCAACACCGACCGTCTGCCCTTCTTGTCTCCCCGCTTCCAAGGCGACGGTGGCATGAGGGAGCGGGTCCGCCTCCATCCTCGTCAAGCGGAGAACACGGTCTACACCATCCGGTATATGGCCCGTCCTAAGCCTCTGATTGAGGAGACGGACACCCCTGACATTCCAGCCGCTCACCGGATCATCATTGCTTACAAGGCCCTTGAGAGCCTTCTGATCAAGGCAGACTCCCCGGCTCAAAGCCAGTTGTTCGCCAAGCGTGCGGAGCAGGAGATCCTCAAGATGGAGCGCCGCTACCTGATCACACCGGCACGCCGGATCGTGAAGGGGAACTTCAACACGGCGGGCTCCTTCCGGTTCAACCGGTTCACCCGGCTGACCAAGGTTCCTTAGATGAAGAACACGACTGTAGAAGCCAGAGTCCTTGGCGGTATCGAGACGCCCCTCCCACAAGAGGGAACCTCAGCCACCCTCATTAGCAACATGACGGTAGACCGGGAAACCCTTGGTTGGTCCAGCCGTATTGGCTATGAGAAGTACCTACCCAACCCAGTCGCTGAGTTCCTTCCGTTCAGCAACCTTGGCCGTATCGACAGCCTGTTCGTCTATCCGGGTGCCGCTACGGGATCACGGGATATTATTCTGCTTGAATCAGGTGGCACGCTCTACCTGTTGCACGAGGCCACCAAGCCAACCGTCACGCTGCTATCGCTTGTGACCAACCGGTCTGTGCCCACAGCCTCGCAGAACACGTCCACCTACACGACCGTCCGCGATGGGGTCGTAGTCTGCAACGGGGATCAAGCACCGCTCCTGATTGAGCCATGGCCTCTCGGTGGCACTGTGTCAGCCCCGAACACCACCCAGTTCCTTTCCCGTACCTTGGGCTTCCCAGCCCCAGCGGCTCCAATCGAAACCCTCCGTGTCCTCACGCAATCAGCCTCGGTGGCAAGCGTCGAGGCTCAGTCAGGCAACTCCGTAGCGATTTGGTGGCCTACATGGAACAAGGCCGTAGGCCAATGGGGATCATGGGGTCTCGGCTTCGCCCGTAACGACGCAGCCTCCCGAGGCCAGAAGGCCCAGTACGCCTACCGGTGTTCCTATATCAGCGACACTGGCAGCGAGAGCCCACTCAGCCCGGAGGCAACCGTCCAGTGGCAACTGGAAGCCAACGTCGCAGGCTTCCGGTACTGCACGGCTATCAGGATCCCACGAGGCCCAGAGGGCACCATGGGTCGGCGCATCTACAGGACGGGCAACTACTCGTCTGACACGACCGTCCCTTCGCCTGCCTTTGGCTACCTTGACGACGTAAAGAACAACGTCGATGAACTCTTCTTTGATCCCTATACAAGCGACACCTTGGGTGCGGGCACACCGGGGGCTAACGAAAGCATCCCTATGCCCGTCCCTCGGGCTCGGTTCAGCGCTGAATACAAGGACTGCTTATTCCTCGACGGAGGCGCTGTAGACCCCTACACGCTCGTCTACAGCCATCCTGACCGCATTGACCAGTACGCCGCTGAGTCCTTCATCCGACTCCAAGCATCGGCGGGCGGGATCACCGGCCTGTTCAGCCTCTACACGAGCCTTATCGTTCTACGCGAAAGCGGTATCGACGTGGTTCAAGGAGACTTCGCAACCGGGTTCTTCTCTACGACCGTGACCAACCAAGTCTCGTGTCGGGCTGCCACGGCTCTTGATTCCGTGCCCGGTGTCGGCCTCATGATCCTCGCTCAAGACGGTATCTACCTGCTAAGCGGTGGACTGGTCGGTGGTGCTGAGTTCAAGGTCACCCGGATCAGTGACCCCATTGTGGACTGGGTTTCCCGGATCACGCCTGACTGCATCGCCAGAAGCGTAGCCCGGTACACGCCCCTGACCCGTGAGATGCACTTCTATGTGCCTATCGACGGGAGTGACCGCCCCAACGTGGGACTCGTCTTCCATGTAGACAAGAGCGCATGGACGATCCGAGAGAACTTCCCTGTCGGAAGTATCGACCGGCTGTACACGGGTGAGTTGGTCTTCGGACACAGCGAGGGCTACCAAGGCGGACAGACCACCGATGACCCTGCTGGGATCTTCGTGATCACCAACACCCGGCACATGGGCGGCACCATCGTTGACGATGCCTACGCCTTGGGTGCCCCACCTGTCTCGGTCTACAAGTCAGCATGGCTGGACTTCGGCGATGCTCAGGTTCAGAAGCAGGTCCACTACGTCACCGTCTGGGTCAAGACAGAGGGATCACAGGGCATGAAGTTGTCTGCCTACAAGGATCACCAACTGACCCCCAACTCGGAGACGACCGAGTATAAGCTCCAGCCCCCAGACAAGGCGCTCAAGAAGGTCATGGGACCGACCACCTTCCCGACAAGGGAGACGGCCATCTTCAACCAAGACAAGTGGGAGCGGGCAGACTTCGTACCGATGCGCTTCTCGGTCGCTACTCAGAGCGCGGCATGGTTTGCCTTTGAGATCAGTTCGGATCAGGACTTCACTCTGGTCGGCTGGGAGATTGAGTTCACGGCCCGTGGAACCCGAGTCATCAAGGGGCACACAGTATGAGCAAGAAGTGGACTACCTACGAGCAGCGTGACAAGAACCTCCTCGACGCCGATGCCATCACTGAGGAGTTCCGGTCCAACCAGTCAAGCATCACTACGCTTGACCGGACCCAAATGCCTGTGGGTGCAGTGACGGAAGCCCGTCTTGCCCCCGGCGCACTCCATAGGATCTACACCACCGAGCTATCCGGCGGCACCAATGCAGGTGAGCAGAACAACTACAGGGACACTACGACGAGTGCTTGGCAGTTCCTTGCAGCCACCTATCAGGTGTACGGCGGGTCATGGCAGACCTTGTTCAACGAGACGCTCACGGACTTCCAAGGGGGCAACCTGTTCATTGAGTGGGGCGGTTCTTGCTTCGTCAATGGTCTGTGCCACCAGACGATCAATGCCCTCTATCCGCCCAACCCTAAGCACTTCAACCTTCGGATCATCGTGGGCGGTGTCGAGGTAGCAAGCTCATGGGGTCCAGCCATCGGGTGCCAGTCCTATCGTCTGTTTGGAACCCACCAACTCCCTCCCGGTAATCACGAAGTGTCCTTCCAATGGCGCGGTACGTCCTCGGGTCCAGACGATATCGTTGACACACCGGGTGGTGCGAGGCTCATGCAGTTCCACTCTTGGGGCAACAAAGCGCTGGCTATTGGGAGATTTAGATGAGCAGGATCACACGAGACAGGATCCAACCGGGTCAGAACTTGGAAGCGGTAGACCTCAACGATAGGTTCACCGACTACTCGCAGACGGCAACGCTAAACGAGGAGAACACCCGAGACGGTGCCTTTGACACGCCCCACCTCGCAAGCGGGATCATCACCAAGGGCATGGCCAAGACCTTCCTCGGTACGGGTGACTGGACCCGAAGCTCCGTGAACACCGTGACCTCGCAGACGGCAGCATCGACCGCCGCTGTCAAGTTCCCCGTGGAGGATGCAAGCAGCACCGAGACCCGGCTCAATGCCTCCGACCTGACTTGGACTATCGCGGCCAAGGACGTGCTCAGGATCTACTGGGATCTCTCGGTTCGCCCAATGTATACCGGAACCCCATGGACAGGATCCCCGACCACCATCCAAGTTGACCAGGACGGTGGTGGCACTGTGTTCGTCGGCATCGGGGGTCACTGCTGGATCATCTCCCTGGAGTGGGACATAACGAGTGCAGCCCTTGCCAACTTCGTGCCCGTCTTCGGCGGCACTGACTTTACGTCCTCCGTCGGTTCCTTCAAGGGCGGTAGCCTGCCCGGTTGTCGGCACGCCTCTGTGATCCCAGCATGGCGCATGTCCACGGAAAACACCGTAGACGGTAAGGCCGCCTCCGGGACCACCATTTCGACCCGAAATAAGGTCTACCCAACCGGATGGTACGGAGCCAGCGGTAGTTTCTACTACGCCCCGACGACAGCCGGTGTCACCGTCTATGGGATCCGAGTAGTCGTCCATGGCATCTACCATCCAGCCAACGGTAGCGGTAACAACTACCTTCTTGTGGATGACACTGTAGGTGGAGCGAACCAAAAGCTGCAATACAGCGCTGGGTTCCTAACAGCCATATGGCAGAGGACTGAGTAATGGCCTACGTCCCACCGAACACGTTTACCGCAGGGACCGTCTGCAACTCAACCCAAGTGCAAGGGAACTTCGATGCCCTCAAGGTCTACCTGCATGGAGGCGTAGCCGTAGGTGACCTCCAGAGCAGTCCTGCTTGGGTCGAGGCTCAGCATGTCCAGTCTCCCCGGTACAACGCCTACACGGGCCTACAGCACGGCGCTACGGGCCATCAAGGCGGCCAGTCTTCTGGCGGCCCACTGGTACGCGCTACGTTCACGTCGTCATTCCTGTCAGGTGCGAAGTCAGGATCACGGGACTGGATCACGCTACCTCAAGCAGCACTGAGGATCCGAGTGATGGAGCCCGGTACGATGGTCTTCCATTACTCATGGGAGATGGTCGCTGGGCCAGACACCACCTTTGGATCATCCACCACCTTGCCAGCCATCGCCGACCGTGTGGCCTTCATCGCCCCTTACCTCTCCAACTACTCGGTCATCCAAGGTCAGACTGATCTCCCTGCCATCACTCAGCAAGGCCAAGAGACGAACAACAACGCCTCTGGGTTCTTCGTGGCTAACAAGTCCCCGACGAGTCCTTACGAGATGATCGGCTACGGGGCACGTTGTGGAACCCACACAGCCGACGTGGGAGTAGGTGACTTTGTTATTGGGCTATGCAGCTTCAGTGAGGTAGACCGAGTGGCTATCATCAACTGGTCCGTAGCCATCGAAATGTACTACCTTTAGGAGTTTGTCATGCCAGTTGATCCAGTCAGTCTGGGAATCCAAGCCGGAATAGCAGGCATCGGTGGGATCGCCAAGGCCGTCGGTGCAGCCAAGTCTCGCACCCCCGAGGAGAAAGAGCGGCTGGAAGAACTGCGTAGGCTCCAAGAGGAAGCCCAGTTCGGCTTGTCCGCTGGCGACCGTCAAGGACTTGAAGCCAGCCTGATGACCCAGCGTGCAGCGGGCCTTCGCCAAGCGCAGACCATCGGTGAGCAACAGCGCCAAGCAGCAGGGGGATCAGGCCGTGAACTGTTCCTCGCCGAGGTAGCCGCTCAGGAAGCCGAGCAGACCGCACGCACCGAACAGGCTGCTATCATCGGTCAACAGGAGATCGCCGCCACACAGGCCCAGCAACAGGAACTCATGACCCTTGCCGACCGTGAGGCCGCTGTGAAGGCTGAGGTCCGTGAGGGACTCACCATGGGCCTCCTGTCCGCTGGCGGTGCCGCTGCAACCGGTGCCGTCATGGCAAAGCAGAAGAGGGACTTGGCCATAGGGGCAGCGCAGTCCGACACTGGCGCATCCATGCTTGAAGACATCTGAGGTCCACTATGCCTACCCAATCCGAGTTCTACAAGGAAGTCTACTTCCCCCACCAACGATACCTAACGGCGTATGAATACGCGCTGGAGGAGATCGAAGGGGAGGTTGAGCAGCAGGCTGCGCTTGACGACCTGATCCTCAGGGCCAACGCCAACACCCGACACCTCGCGGATGTGCACCGTTTGCGTGCCGCGTCACCCGGCCAGCAAATCCGTCTGGAAGAATCCCGTCGCATCATGCGGGACTACGAAGCCGCCATTGCAAATCAGGCTGCCGCCCAAGCAGGGTTCGCCAACAATCCGG